TTCTTAAAGCTAGATGATGCTTTGCGCATCTTACTTGTAAACTCGCCTATATCAGCGCCTAGTTTTACGGTTGCCTTTTTAAGTCCCATCTATAATTTTATTCTTTTAGGCTCTTTATTCCTATATTTCTTTAACACCTCTTGTATCTCCTCTTGAGTAGCTACCTTTTTCTTCACTTTCTTTTTATCATCCCAATCAAAAGGCATCAATTCTGTAGGTTTCATCTTACGCTTTAGATGAGGTGATAAGCATGAGTGTACTATCATTCTAGTTTGCTCCCAATGATTCTGCATTATCATTTCTTCTCTTTGGCTGTAGCCAATCATTTTATTGCTAAAAGAGCGAGGTGTCAAATCATACAGCTCATCTGTGGTCATGCTTAGCATTCCTAATCCTTGTTGTTCTAGCTTATCCCAAGTGAAATCATCAGCATCATCTAACTCCTCACTCTGTACTACTTTCCCTTTTTTTGGGGTTGGTCTATTTTAAAAGCCTCGAATATCTCATTTACTTTAGAGAAATCTTCGTTATCTAGCCAATTCTCAATATCTCTAACTTTGTACTTAAATTCTTCGCCATTCTTTTTAGCTCCGTATTTTAAACCATAATAGGCAATAATACCTATATGATCTATTTCACTACCTAGTTGATCTATTTCATTTAACTTTAATTTACAATCGTTGCAAATCTCTTTTAGAGCTAGATAGCTAAATCTGATTGGCCTCTTTTGGCCTCCTATTTCAACCTTTTCCATTTATAAAACTTTTTTTAGTGATATTGAACTTAGCCAAATGTCAGATGGATTTTCTAGTCTTTTAATAGTAAGAGTATCACTACTTGCTGTAAATTGAAGTTTGTGAGTTCCTTGTGTTTTTAGCAAAGGCAAATTTTGTGATGTTTGCACGGTAATATTACCTGTTCCTGGACTAGCTGATGGTATTGTATAAGTAAGTAAATATGTATCTCCTGAAACAAGGATTGGAGACTTATTTATATAAGAATTACTAAGCCCACTAGGTGCAATTATTTTCCCATATCCATTTTCTACAACAGAGCCACCAGAAGCACCCCAATAACTAGGGTCATCAAACCCTGTATCACCAATTAACTCAGGACCAAGTCCATTAGGATAGATATTACCAGTACCAGTAAATGTAGCCGAACAAGTTAGATTATCCTCGACTCCTGCTTCAAAACTTACCGATGATACAAGTGCGTTACCTTGCCAATGTGTAATATCAGTAGGATCTTGATAATCGGTTGCTTCAGGTGAAAACTCTATTTGCCAAGATGAGGTGAATATAGAGTCACCTGCTGCTGTATTTCCCGCTGAAGGATACAAGTAAAAACCATAACTTGCAACAGGACCAGCATCTGCTACACTTGTATCTACTGTTCCTTGTATTCTAGTCCAAGTTGAAGTACTCAATCCCGTAATATTTACCTGAGCATTAGCAGGTTCAGTAGTAGATAATGTTCCTTGTCCTTCAAGAATTGACCAAGTTACTGAACTTACAGGAAATGGTGTTGCTGTACCACTAATTATTCTATAAATATTAAATTTACATTCTTTTTTATCTACTGCAGTCCCTTTAACATAAAAAGACCAAGCTATTTTTTTATTTGCTAATTGCCCTGCATTTGCCAAATATTGTAACCTAGTTGATTCACCTGAAGCTACTATGATTTTTGAAGCAGTATTACCTCCAAATGGATCAGCTTGTAAATTGTCTTGTGTAAGTGAAGTCCCAATAGTCATAAAACCATCAACCCCAATTTGAGTAAGGTTAGTGCGTATAATGTTTCTAATTCTATCAGAAAAAGATACATTTACCTCATCTCTTTCACTTAGCTCATGAAAAAAATCTGTACCATCTAAAGGCACATCAGGATTGACTGATTGTAACAGCTCTGTAGATATTTCAAAAGACTTTAGACCAGCTTTTGATTCTGAATATCCTCCTGAGTCTTTTGTAGTAACATCTCTTAAATCTACACTTGTACTAAATGATGCTTGTGTGCTATAAGCTACAGGGTCAAATATTGCTGATGATCCTGGTGTTACTATCTCTATGATAATTCCATTTTCCTCAAATGTAGCTGTACCATTAGTTATTTCTAATGTAGGAACTATTCCGTTAGCACCATTTTGAAAATCTCTGTAAGTATAATCACCATCTGTATAATCTTGACCACTCTCATCGGTATAGCCATAACTTCCTACTAAATTTAGGCTTATAGATGCTATTAAGTTTGAACCTGTATTAGTACTAGCAATATTATCGACAATACCATCTGTAACAACACCACTTGCATTAGTTACGTTATTTAAAATAATGTTAGTGTTATTCTCAAAATCAAGTAATGGTGTTGCTGTCAACACTCTAATCCTTGTCTTTTGTTTATCTGGACTAGTCGTCTTAGCATATACCAATAAATCCGATGCGTTTGTAATTGCCATAATAATTGGATTTATAAGTTAATATTAAGATGGATTCTGCTCTAATATACCTGTTCCTGTTAAAGAAATTGAGTAAGTTGCGTTTTCTTCGACTCCAGCATCTAATGAGAATGATGTGATAATTGCATTTCCTCTATATAGCATACCTGATAATCCAAAATCACATTGAACAGCTGCGCCTAATAACATTGTGTCAAATAATTCCTCTGAATCTGCTTTACCAGCTACTCCAGCTATTTCAATAAATCCCTCTCCTGATAATTCCCAAGATTTAAGGCCACCTAGATTAGCTTGAAAGCCTCCTGATGATTTAGTAGTTGAATCTCTAAGATCTAAACTAACTGATAACGATGCTGATGTACAGTGAGCTATTTCTTGTTTTGCTGTAACGCCACCTGATGTTGTTGTAACACTTAGCACTACATTTGTTGCGTTTTCTATTCCCGCCATTTTACTTTTTTTTGTGTTTACTAATTTAGTTAATTATTCTTAATCTATATGTACTTTCGATGTAATAAAATTTGTTTTCACCATCGAAATCGGTTGTCTGTGAGTCTAATACACAGCTTTGAATTTTAATTGTGTTATAAGTCCCCTCAGCTACTTTATCTAACAAATGTTGTATTCTTACAGCAACTTCTACTGCATCAGAATACTTAGCCATAAATGACTCTATTTGTAGTGTTACTTTTGTAAGGCCTGGCTTATCTGTTGTCTTTGTATATTCATTGTCAACAGCTAACACATCATAATAAACCCCTTTTTTAGGGCTTGATGTATATATTGCGCTGGGCTGTATATTAGTAGCTCCTCCTATTAATGTTGTTAATGTAGAATCTCCTGATAATATATTATATATCGCTTTTCCTGTTTCTAAGCCTATTGCTGCCATTACTTTAAAAATTTCATTGCTGCCTTAAATATTTCTTCCTCTAACATGCTCTCAGCTTTGCTACTTGTAGACTCAAAGGCTTTCTGTGCGTATCTCCTACCATCAAATTCAACATTATAGCCTGTATCATTTCCAAACTCTACCCAGTGGCCCACATAACCAGCATTACCCCATTTTCTCTTAACTCTCGGGCCTACATATATACTAGGAAACTTTTTACTTCTACCTGTAATCTTACCTATAGATTTCTTTAGATCTCCACTATTGCGTTTATATTTAGCATTTGAGTAATCTCTACCACTTGGCTCAATATTTGCTCTCATAGCCTTTACTAATGGTGTTGCTGCTTTACGCATACCACTTAATAAAACCTTTTTTGTAAGGCTTTTACTAGCTTTAAATAATGCTCTGTTTATTCTCTCTGCGCCCTCTATTTTAGCAAATGGTTTCACTCTTTAGTCTGTGCTATTATTTCAATATATGCTTTATTTCCTTGCCCTTTGTAGCTCACGCCTTGTATATCAAATTCATCACTATCATAGGTAATTGTATCTTTAGCGCTTACACTCTTAACTACATTATCATATCTTATTGTAAATACAGCTTGTCTTACGCTTGATAGTATGCCGCCACTTAACTTTTCTTTAGCTTGTACCCATTTGATAGCTGCGTATTTATTTACGTTTGTATCAGCTGCTGTAAAGCCTCCGTATTGAGTTTCTTGTGTAAATGTCTTTAAATTTACTTGTATTTTATATCTAAATAAACCAGCATCCATCTATTTCCACATATAATTTTTGTACTGATTTATTATTCTTTGGTAACCAATTGGCAGCTCCTTAGGGCTTCCAAATGTTACTGCTGTTCTATTATCATAGAAATGGCCTAGTAGTAAATACATTGCCATTTTTAAAGTCTTTGTTTCATCGCCATTCTCAGGCTCAACACTATATTTAATCTCAATGGCATCTAATCTATCTTTTAGAGTAAATGTATTTATAAGCTCTACCTTTGGCATGCCCATATAATTAACCCATCTGTAATCTGTATCTTCTACTAATGTAGTAAGCACATTACTACTATTATAATATTTTACATGCTTTGTGCTGCCTAATTTACCTGAGTATCGTAGTTCAAACACTCCATAATCAGCCCACTTTTCAAAATATTCTGTAACATCTAAATCTACAACAGCTGTATTAGTATCTTTTACTACTTGCATACGAGCTATCTTAATAAGATCTGTAATGTAGGCATTGTCATCAGTATGATCAACACGCAAGTAAGCCCTAGCTTCATCTAAGGTAATAACCTCTGTGCCTGAGTAATCTTCTATTTTTGCTTGTTGTGCCATTCTTTAAATTTAAAAAATAGGGATGGTGTTACCCACCCCTATTATCATTATTTACTATTTACGAATCAGTATCAGTAAATGTTTGTAATGTTTGTGTTGGTCTTGCAGCTTTACCATCTACTAAAGTAGTAACTACCAATCGGCCTAGACCTTTTGATGCGTTAGTATATGGATCAAATAATACAGATAAACCTCCAAATTGTCCTAAGTGAATATCAGAGAAATCACCAAATAACATATAATCACCAGCTCCAGCTGTACCATTTGCAGCACGTCCTACGTTAGAAGAAACATAGTAAGGAATGGTGTTAATTGTTTTTTGGAAATTATCCATAAATCCAGCTACATAATCAGCGCCAGCTAATGCTTTTGCAGCACCTAAACAAGATGCGTTAAATACATAAGCTAAACGAGCAGCATTAGGATTGATGTTATTTGCTAGTACAGCAGTTTCTACTCCTAATAAATCAGCAATAGCTATTGCAGTTGTACCTGATCCGTAAGAAGTTGCATCTGCAAAGATAGAGTTTGGCCCACCAGCTGAAGCATCAGCAGCAGCTAATAAGTTTGCTTCCCATTGTGCAGTAATAGCTTGAGCCATGTTACGCTGTAAAGCTGATTCCACGCCTGGATTCTGTGCCATCAATTCAGCACTCATTCCTACAACAGAAATCAATTTGTTAGGCTCTAGTGTTACAGTTGAGAAAGATCCTGATTCAGCTACATTTGCTGAAGCATCTAAATTCTCACCAATAAATGATGCACTTACAGATGATACAATAGGGAATTTTCTATCAGCAGTTAAGCCTGAGTAGAAATTAGCACCAGCTTGAGCAAGTACAGAATTAGATTGTAGTTGGTCAATAAAAGATGCTACTTCAACACCAGCTTGCTCACCTAATGCAGCACGCGTTTGTAAAGCAATAGCTGGAACAGCTACCCCTCTGAACATTTGTCC